GCACATCGCTGCCGCTGGCTCCGTAGCCGCCCCACCATGTCACCGTGATGGAGTTCTGGTCTGCGAGGTGGCTCGGCCATGAGCCGCCATAGTTCGTGCGAGCGACGCCGGGAGTAGAGTCGCGGTCAACACGATACTCGCTCGTTGAGAGAGTTGCAGTCGTCTGCGAATCACTGATCGTATAGGTGATGCTGACTGCCGTCGTCGTGCCAGCCTGAGACATTGGCGGTCGTGGCATCTCGACTTCCCAAGGAAACGTGTCGAGTTTCATCTGCCACTGCGTATAGACCAGTGTGCGGTCAATGTAGGCTTCTGCCCACTGCCTCGCAGCCGTGATGAGTGTGCCGATGTAAGTGTCATCGTCGCTGGTATCAACTCGCAAGTGAGCCTTCGCCTCGCTGACGCTTACCGGCTCAACTGCGGCGTCGGTTGCTCTCTTCAGCGAACGATACTCAGTTCTTGCGGAGTGAATGAATCTCATCCCGGCACTCTCCAAGAGTTCTCAGGTCGCTTGTTCGTCGTCAGAAAATCGGTGCTGTACTGATAGACAGGCCCAGACAAGTTTTTACCGGGCCATGTCACCATATATTCTCCATGTCCAAGCACGACCCTTGGAGAGACGAACAACCGATTTCATGCCTTCTTGAACTGCTTCCAAAAAAAGATGTCGTCATCAGTTCTGCTATCTCCCCACTCGCCATCGTCGTTCGGTATTCCTTGGAACCACGGCTTCGGAGTCCGCTTGAGTGCGGCTGTTGAGATGAACGTGCATCCGAAGTGTGCGGTGTCTACCTGCTGAACAGGTGCGCCGAACCACTCCATCGGCAGCGAAGAGTGAGATTCTTCAGGTGGATTATCCATCGTGTCGAGCAGCGTCAGCATTGGCCTGCCGTCCTCACGCTTTGTTTGCAAGCCAGTGACGGCATCGCATTGAAACGTCATCGCCAGAGTCAGCAGATGCTCGACATCTTCCTTGGTGAAGAATGTGTCGTAGTCGATCGTGAGGATGTACTCGCATTCGTCTACGAACTGCTCCATTACTCGCTGGAGACATTGACCCCAGAACGCACCTGTCACTTTCGTTGGCCGAATGCCAAGCGGCATTAAAGCCTGAGCCCATGTATAGAAGTTGTCCATGAAGCCAAGGCGAGGCACTGACATCACTGCTTCAACACGAACGTCAGCGGTTGTGTCACCAACTTTGATAAGCATTGCAACTCCAATAAAAAACGGGCGAGCGTCGATGTGACGCCCGCCCGCTATGTTATCAGTTGCCTGTCAGTGTCAACCGGCGACCGCAGCCTTGACGCCCTTCGTGGTAGCGTCCTTCGGGCCTTCTTCGCCACGGCTCAGGCGAGCGTTGCTGGCAATAACCGAAGCAGCCTGCGGAGTCGCATAGACATTGAGGTAGCGGCTCTTGCCGCGAAGATCAACGTCAAAGCGAACCACATTGGTGTCGCTGGTGTTGCCGGGAGTCGGCACGGTGAAACCACCTGCACCACCACCGACGAACGCCGTGATGTCGCTGTAGGACGAGGTTGTATCCCCTTCCTGCAACTTCAGAGCAATCGCAACAGCGGAGTTCGTTCCAGCCGCAGCGACCGGCTCAAACACAACGTCGATGCTGGCATGGTCGAAACCAAGCGTGTCGATGCTGTGCTGATGAGTCGTCGCGGTGGTCAGGTCCGCCGTGGCGATCTTGGTGACAGACTTACTGTTTTCTACTGGTAGCATTTCTATCTATCTCCGTGAGATCAAGAAGCGAACTTAAGACCGACGATCGGGCCAGCAACCGATGTGCTGCCGAGATCATGAACGACCATCGCGTTACGAGTTGTGGCGAACGTCAGCGTCTGATCGAACTCAATGTAACGCTCGGAAGCGGTACGGATCGAAACAGCACGTCGCTCACCGAACGTCGCAGCCTGTGACAGATCACCGAAGAGGCAGGCAATCTCCGAGGCAGTGCCGGTCAGGTCGCTCACCATGCTGTGAACAAGCCGAACAGGGAAGCCAAGGAAGTTAAGGCCAGCACCGCCAGCAATGTCGCTGGCAGAGTTGCCACTGCCTGCCATCATCAGGCGAAGCATCGAAGACCCATAGCCAGCCGGCGAGATGTACCATGCTGCCTGACGACGAGCGTACAGAGGCAGGCGGCTCACCGTGTTGGTGAAGTCATTGAGGTCAAGGTTGTCGAACGTGTTGTTGCCGCTGGCGGCATTCACGACCGACTTCGTGTGGCTGCCATCGTTGATCTTCGTGGTCACGCCAACAGTACCGTGATAGGTGCTGGTGCCGTCACCGATGAAGCCAGCATTGTCGAAGGATTCAGCAAACGCCTGAGCCACTTCAACAGCCATCGCATCAGCGAGGTCGATGATGGAGTCTTCAAGCAGCGAGTTTGGAACGCGATTGGCGACGCCCCAAATCTTCGCAACGAGTTGCACGTTGTCGAAGGTCACATCGCTGGTGCTGACTTCGGTGTTTTCACCAACAGCACGGGCGGCGAGTCCACCAGTGCGGCGAGCGATCACCAGGGTGTCAGACGACATCGGCACGCGGCGAGCGTACTGCGGAAAAGCACCGTACTCTTCAACGAGCCGGATGATTTCGCTGCTCATCTCGTCGCTGACCAGAACGCCACCAAGCGAGTTGACGCCGCCAGCCTGAGCCCGGCTTTCAACGCGGTGGTCTTCGCACCAGCGACGAGCCTCGGAGTCGTTGAACAGAGTGGCCTTCAGGTGCATGCCAGCACGATAGGCTCGCTCTTCAGCGTTCGGCCCAGTAAAAGCCTTGAGGTTGCCGACTGCCTTCGGCACGGCGAAGTTACGCTTTTCTTCCACGGCTGGTGCCTCCTCGGTTTTCTTCTCGATGGCTGCGGCAGGAGCAGATCGCTCAAGCACGGAACGCAGTTCAAGTTCCTTCGCCTGGATCTTTTCGCAGAACTCAATCTTCTCCTTGATCTTGTCTGCTCGCTCGGAGAGTTCCTTGAGTCGGCCCTCTTCATCATCGTGCATGTCGGCATCTTCGGTCATGCCTTCTTCCATTGCTGACATCTCAGCGACAACGGAAGCGAGTTCATCGAGCAGTGCCTTGATCTTTTCTGCGTAAGCCATCTGTGGTTACTCCTGTGTACGGCTTGGCGTAGTTTTCGCCTGCCCCTGAAACTAAGAAACAAACTAGCGGACCATCCAGACTGAATGGAAGTTTCCGTTCTACTTAGAACAAACAAGCGGTTGGCGGCGACGGATGTCGCTGGCATTGACTACGGACTTCTCATTATGGCCGCAGACGCTGCAACGCAAGTATCGAACCTGCAACGGACCTGATGCCCTACTTGAGATACACCCTAGATATGCCTTGCGGCATCGCGGGCAAATGTCACCGGTCTTCGCCATGCTTCTCCAGCCATTCGCGGTACTCGCCAATCTTGCCGTGCCAAGCCTCTCGCTTCTTGCAGCCTTCGGCACACTGCTCGCGGAACTGATCGTATGATCGCTTCGCAACAGCAACGCCAGAGTCAGGGTAAGCAGGGTAAGTCACAGGCCCGACATCATAGAGTTCGGCAATCTTGGTGACAGTGCGGATGCTGCGGCCTTCCTCCATGCTCCACTGCTCGCCGTCCTTTGCGATGACGAATGAGAAGGATGAGCCACGCACGATGCCATTGGCAATGTTGCTGGCAATGTCCTTGCCGTAGGTTGTTTCCGGCACCGGAAACTCATACCGCAGACCGACCTCATCGACCGACATCTGCAATGTCTGCGGGTATCGTGCCAGCGGGTAGTTGGCATCATGGTTCCAGAGAGCCCGCGTCTCCAGCGGCTTCTTTCTGCCGCGTCGCTCCCTCACAAGGTCGAATGCCCCAGGATCAAGACGCTCAACAAAGTCACCCATGTCGAGCGAGTCAACGCCGAACTTGGCGGCATATCCGACGATCCATTGCTGCGCCTCCTCGCCGCCTTCTTCCTTGGCTCGCGACTCAACTCGCAGCATGTCCTCGTCGCCTTCGACTTTAATCGACCGAACTTCGATAGCCATAGTTCTGCTCTCCTCATCAGCGGCGTTTATCTGCCGCACAAGTTTCTTCGACCACGACCACCCAGCGTCACCGCCCCACAGAGCCCATGCGATCCGACCGGCAGACGGGAATCCTGATTGGCCGGGGCTCCAACCCTCTCCCTGCTGATCGACTTCGTGGCGGTCGAAGTACGCCTTCATCCGTTTTGCAGTTGACGGGCTGATTCTCGTCCCATTGCTCAGGTCGCGTGCGCGAGCAACGCCGACTGCCGTGCCGCCGCGTCCATATTCTCTTCGCCACTCCAGACCTTTCTTCGCTGCCTCTCTCACGCCTGCTGGTGGCGTGAAATCAATGTGGTCGTACTTGGCTCGCTCTTCTTCTGAGTACGCGATATTCAGTGCAGTCAACTGCTCATTCGCATCATCCTCAGTTTCGTGGCAGGCTACCACCTCATGCGGCTCATCTTTCATCACAGCCCAAGGCTTTGAGACGGGACACTGCTCACTCTTCATGACGTGATACGGCATCAGTCGAGGGCTCCAATCTTCGTCAACGTGCTTGCCTTGTGACCTACCTGAACGTCACTCGGCTCCCAGCCTTCAGCGAGTTCTTTGTAGACGGTAATAAGAACGGCAGGATCATCCTCTGTGCCGGCGACCGTGAACGACGAGTCAGGCACATTGATCTCGCCGTCGCGAACGATGCGAGTAATCTTGCCGCGACCTCGACCTTCACCGCTGCCCCAAGACACGAAGTCGCCAACGCTGATTGAGTCAGGTGCGGCTCGCGCTTGCTCTTCCGGTTGCGGCTCTGGCATCACGCCACCTGCAT